CAATGTCTGGTGTACCATATAAATTTGTAATACGAACAAAGTTACCTAACTCTAAGTTAGTAACTCCAGCATTAATTGTTGTAAAATCTCTTGCCTTATTTAAATCTTTAAATGTTGTTCCTAATTTTTCAAACTCATATCCTCTAACATATGCCTTACCAGCAGAACATGATAAAGCAAGTAAACTTTCAGAAGCAGTTCCACCATCATCTGTTGCATTACCAGATGTATATACACCTGTAAATTTTTTACCTTGAACTGTGTTTGTTACACTTTCTCTTGTATCAAATAAAAATGGTTTAACTGTATAGTCACCAGACTCATCAAATGTTCTTCTTGCAAGTACATCACCTAATACAGAATATTCTGTTTCTCTTGCTTTAGAAACTAAAGTACCACTATCTATTCTCATCATTTCTATAAATTTAGAATCTTCTGTAGATGTTACATCTAGTTTAGAAAGTGTTAAATTAATTTTTAATCTGTGAGCACCTTTAGCAGCAAAGTTAGATGACCCTCTAGAATTATCTGTAAGTGTACTATCTACTTCTGGTGTAATTAATTCTTCGTTTATTGTTAAACCAACTCTTGCACTTTCTGTGGCTGAGTTAGAACTTAACAATAATGTTTGTCTTGATACTTTTACAAATTGTCCTCTTATATAAATAATACCTTCTTCAATAGTTGCAGCTGAACCTACTGCTGAGGCATCTGTTGCAAATGTAGTTGCCGATGCAACACTAGTTGCATATCCTGTAGTATGTGTAATTGCTTTATCAGCAGTTATGTTTTCACCATCAGCAAATACTGTAGTAGAATTATCTGAACCTGTTTTGTAATAGTTAAGATATAATATAGGTTGTGTTGTTGCAGTCGCAGCTTGGAATCCTGTTACATATGCCTTAACACCAGATGTTACTCCTGTGACAGTTACAGGATTTGTTGCATCAAAATATTGAGTTGGGTCAATAGTTTCACTTGCAAAAGTTGATGCAAGTTGTAATGTTGGAAAATCATTTGAGTATGATAGTTGGCCTGGAATTACAATACTACCTTCTTTGAACATGTGGTTACCATGTCGTTCTACTTGGTTTTGTAGAATAGATTGTAGTTGAGTTAATTCTCTTGCCTGTATCGCAAAGCCTGGTCTAAACAGTACTCTATGAAAATTATCTGCCTCATCAAAATCGTCATAATATGGTGAGACATTTAAGTCAGTTATTTGTGCCATATTCTAAAACTCTATAATTAGTTTAATGTCTTCTGTTTGGTCAGAATCTCTTTGTATTGGTTTTCTATTTTCTAAGTAAACTATGTTACCACTATCTGCTTGTAACTCTGGGTTAACATATCCAGATACTGTTGTTATTGTATTGTTATTTGCAAGGGTGATTGTTTCTGAATCAGCTGATGGTGTGAATGTTGCAGATGATGTTGCACCTGTAATTACATTCGTACCTTCAAATACACTATGGTCACCTGTTGTACTGTTAGTACCAAAGTCACCAAATCTTTCTTGTTGGAAATAAAGTAATTGATTAGTAGAATCAAATTCTACCACTTTACCTACAGCACCTGTTGTTGCTTGTGTAATTTTTTCATCTGTGTCAAATGTACCACTTACAGATGATGCTTTCACTACGAAAGTTTGTCTTCGTGTGGATGCACTTGCAACTGTTGATGTTCCATAATTAGTTGGGTCAACCACAAGACCTACTTGTCTGAAATCGTTTGCAGTTGTTATGTCATCATTTTCTGCCTGTGTCAATGTTGTTGAAGTCATTACAAAGTGTCCACCCAATTCTACAATCGCACTATTACCATGACCATTCTTAGGTGAGATAACTACTTCAATAGAACCACCAGAACCACCAATTCCAGATGCACTTGATAAACTTGAATCTGAGAATGTATAACCAGATGCAAGATTTACTGTACCGAATGTATAACCAGCACCACCAGCATGAATTGTTGTATCTACCAGCAGTTAATCCAAATGATTGAATTGTTCCACCTGATACTGTAATTCTAACTATCGCACCAGAGGATGTCCCAGCACTTGTACCGTCACCATAGACAGCAGCATAGTAAGTACCGTTTGTATAACCTGTTCCTGCTGTAACTTTTAATGATTCAATCTTACCATCTACTGCCGCAGCTGAGATTGTTGAATCATCACTTACAGGAATAAAATCACTTGTTAAATATTTTGCAGCTTCGGATGTTGTAACTTGATACATATATTTTAATACATATCCACCTAATGCAAATGGGCCTGTTGAGGTAGAGGTTGGTTCAGCACCAGAGTATGCAGTTCCACCATTGTTATCTAAAACTTTATAGACTCTATAATCAGAAGTCATAAAGTAAAATGTTGAATCGTATAAGTTTGAAGCACCAGATGTTGCTGTGCTTGATGATGATACTGTATCGTCATACATGTCATAGGTTGTTCCATTTACCCAATTTCTTCTTGGTATAGAAAATGAAACATCTGATGATGTTACATTCTTTGCAGCTAACATGGAATCCCACGCATAAAATTCTGTGTCACTAGGACTATCACTTGGTGTTGGTGGTGAAGAATCACTACCCCCTGTAGTTCCTGATGTGTATGCAGTTGCCTTTCCTACAAACAAATAGTATGTAGAAGCAGACGCCTCCGTAAAACTCTCAAAAAATTGAGTAGCATTATGTTGTCTAAATTTCTCTGTGATTATTGCGGCCATTTTAATTTATCCCATTCTTTCCTTTATTTATACGAGTTAATTGTACATTTATACAAGTTAATTGTAAGTTAATTTAATTTGTTATTCCTGTTGCTCCTTCTAAATCTATATTATCTCCAGCGTGTGCTGCTGTGTCTAATACTAAAAATCCATGAGTATCATCTGTTGCATCTTCAAGAGCAATATCCCCTGTTGAACGAACAGTTATTTCAGCAGGAACAACGACAGGAGCATACCCATATTTAGACTTATAACTAGTTTCGTTTTGAGAACTTAGTCTAAAGTTTTCTCTTGGTGTGTGTCCTTGACTTCCTAAAATATTATAAGTTTCCATGGCAACTCTTGGTTGTCCTGCTAATATTGTTTCAAAGGTTACAGCAAATCCTTCACCCTCATCATAAGGTGTAATAGGTGAACCACCTAATCCTGTAGATGCTGTAACACCACTACCATCCATAATAATTATACCATCCCCATACTCTAATTTAATTCTATCGTTTCGTTTTGTTTTGAAAATATCTTCCATAAGAATACCACCTGCCTCACTTAGATTTTCACTTATGATTATATCGTTATTAGATATTGGGTCATTGTCCTCACTTATTAATACTCCTGATTCTTCTAATATAAATGTTGCTTTCTTAGAACTTGCTGTTACTGTTCTTTCCTCTCTTTCTAATCTAATTGGTGTAGGGAATCCTAAGTCATCTGTTGTACCTTCTAAAATTATTCTTAGTCCATCATCTGAACCATTGCTGTCTGATGCATTTAAAAGTATAACCCCACCATCTTGTGCAGTCACAACAGTTTCTTTTGTATTCTGTAATATTTTAAATCCAGCATCATGTTGAGCAGCATTTGTTCCATCTAATAATAACTCACCTTCATTTTCCATAACAACTGAATCTGAAAATCCTGTTAAGTCTTCATTATCAGAATCATTTGCCAAAGTAATTTCGTCTGGTTGTATTATGTGTTCAAATGTTATTTCACCTATCTCATCAAAAGTAAGTGTAGTATCATTGTCGTCATCACTAAACAATATTTTTTCATTCTCATTCATAACCATATCAATCGGTACAGCAACTCTATCGTTCTCTGCCATCAGTCTTGCTGTGCCAGGTCTACAACCTTCTAAACAAATATTTCCTGTTTCATCTTCTAGAGTAAAGAATACAATATCGTCAAATGGTTTAATACCATCTAATACTAAATTACTTGCAAAATTTCCTGTACCAGCTTCTAATACGATACCACATGAATCTCTAAATGGGTGTGCTGCTAAATGTAACAATAGATTATCTTTCACTCTTGATATTGGATTGGTATTAATTTTAATTTCTCTAGAGTGTATGATTGCTCTTTGACTATTACCACCAATACCTTTCGCAGATTCAGAAGTTATAATTCCACGACCTGTATCTCCTGTTGCAGTTTCGTATTCTATACCGTCTCCAGCATCTGTTGAAGAACCATCTGTTCCATCCAATACAATATTTTGGTCATGGTCTTGTATACCGACTGCTGTTCTATGTGATATCTTAATGTGTTCATCAAACAATGCTTCGAATGTAGAAGCAAGTTCTGGTGAGAACGAATCAGCAACTGTTCCAACATTAGGTGTTACAATTTTAGCTGATATTTGTGATGCAATACTTACCTTACCAAATGGAATAAATCCTGTAGGATGTACTGCCCTTTTTAATTCATTCAAGTATGTTGATAGTGATTCACCAATTATAACTTCGTAAGAAAAGTCTTGATAGAAATAAGAGTCTTGTAATCTGTTTAAGTCTTCACCAACTAAACTATTAATACCACTATAGATACCAACATTTGTTTTTTGTGAATCAACTGCAACTGTTCCTGTTGCGATATCAGCAGATACGATTGTTGCTGTTGCACCACCAGAATCTGTAATGGTTACATTGTCGTTTGAGAAATCAATACCAGATTCATTTATAATATCATCACTAGCATCTGTAGAAGAACTGTCTGTTCCATCTAATACAATGTTGTCAATATCAATATCTTCTTCATGTAGTATTCTACTAAAGTCTTCTTGTAATAATGCACTACCCAATTCTTCTGTACTCAATCTATCAGTTGCATCACCATTTTCTATAATGACATAGTTTGTTCCACCTTCTTCACGATACCTGTCTATGACTAATGGTTCACCAACATTGATTGGTACACCACCATCTATGTGTTGGTGTTCTAAAATAAATGCACCACCATCACCACTACCCAACGCACCATCTATTGCTTGTCCTGTTTCTTGAACTAATTGGTCTGTAGCTTTTGCTCTTACTGTTCCAGATTCTAATAGTATTCCATCATCACCTATTTTACTATCTGCATTAATTACTATTCTATCATCAACACCATTAATAATTGTTGGTCTTGTAAAGAGAAGTAATGAATTACCCATACCAGAATGATTTGTACAATAGTAATATAGTTGTGGAGCATCTGATGCTACTTCTATTTGAATAAATGAACCTGATGTTCCTATTGGAATTATCGCAGCTTCAGATTGTGTTACACCTGTTGTGTATGCAGTACCACCTGTTGTACTTCCACCAACTGAAACTGATTTAAATAATAGTTGATGGTTTGCTGTGGTAACTACATTGTATAATGAACTATCTGATAAATCAAATCTATAAGTATTACCTCGTGCCAAACTTAGTCTTGGATTTGCAACTCCATTGATATAAAATATGTTTGCAGTATCAGTAGAGTTTCTTCCAACTGTTACCTTAAATGTTTCTGTTGTGTTTGTTGCTTCAGTTGTACTTAATGCATTTGTTAAAATATGTTTACCGTCATCAAAGTCTAAAACATTTTCTAAAAGAATACCATGTGGTTCTGACTCAACATTGTTTTCTAATCTTATACCATTTTGAACTGTACCCTCTACATCACTTTCTGTTCTAATTACATTTTCAAATGTTGTACTTAAAACTTGTGTATCACTATTCCAATTTTTTACAGTACCTGTGTGTGTAGTCAAAGTATTACCAGATGCAAATGTTCCTGTAACATCTTTCAATACAAAGTGAGCTTGGAATGTTACCTCTGGTGGATTACTAGAATCTAAATTAAAACTTCCATCTCTAATTTCGATACCATTGGTTCTACCAATGTCTGTTGTGTTTGCAAGTATGCTTGCACCTGTACCAGATAAACTTGTAATTGATAAGTTAGGTAATTTAGAATAACCATTACCACCATCTGTCACTTGTACTTTTCTAATTGATGTTGCTTCGTTCTGTGTTGCAAAAGTATTTTCTTCTAAAACAAATAAATCACTATTTGTGTATGTGTCATTTTCTTCTTGTGTTATGTCTGTTAATAAATTATTACCAGCATCAACAGCTACCAAACCATCAGTTGCAGTTCTGTTTAATAATAATTTGTTAGCAACATTTCCTTTTATAACATGAGGTATTCCTGCTGTTGGTTCTGTTGTGAATGTTAAAGTTGCACCACTCACACTCCATACAGTATCACCAGCTGCATCTGTTGAATTTAATTGTATGTTATCACGAAATACTCTAATGTCATCTGTAGTAGAATTTAAAGATGAAAGAGTAAATACTTTAGTAGATGAATCTGGTATGATATCTTCTTGTACTAAATTACCATCTTCTAAAATAATTTCAAATGGAACTAACCCACTATCTGTTCCAGATTCTAATATAATATTTTCTGCTGTAACACTAGAATCATCAAGTGTTCCTGTCTCTTGTAGTATACCACCACCCACTACACTAACAATACCTGTAGCAGTTGAGATGTCTGTATCATTTGAATCAGAAGTAAATGTAATCGCATCACCAACTTCATATTGTTGTCCTACATCATCTACAATAATATCACTTACTGACCCTGTTAGAATGTCCTCTACAACGACCTCAGATACTCCAGAACCGAGACTTTCAACACTTAGGGTGTCTAGTGTACTGTTAAGTATACCATCATTATTAAGGGTGCTTGTGACCATCTGTGATGATATTGTATAGTTTACATCTACATCCCTTGTGTTGGATGTTCCTTTAATTATTTCTCCATCAACAAATGTACCTTCTACACTTTGTAATTCTAATTCTGTTACAGCAAATAAACCTTGTGTAAATGATTGAGATGATACAACAACAGCAGTTGCACCAGATGTTTGTCCTGTAACAACCTGATTAACTATTTCATCACCTGTAACATTCGCACCAGCAGTTACTCTGATGGTAACTTTTTGTGTCCACTTACCATCTGAACTTCTCATCAATCTTTCTGTAGGATAACTTATTTCTGGCGTCTCACCTAAGAAAGCTTTAAAGAATAATTTGTGTCCTTCAGATGTTCCTTTCGCACCATATAAATCTTTTATATTTTTTATTAACTTTCTTTTAGATACACCTGTCGCCAAAGTCTCAGGTATTGCGTTCATAAATTGGTCACGCATGTTATCTAAGAAATCGTAGATAGTATTATCTACATCGGCATATTCTAAAAGTTGTTGAATGTTTTGAACAGGGTTAGCACGATATGATGTTATGCTTGCTTCTGCACCAGATGTACTACCTGTAATTGTTTCACCTGTAATAAATTTTTGTTGAGAAGTTATGTACAAACATTTTTCTCTACCATGTTCTACTAAGATTTCAGCAGTTGCTTTTGATGTCGCACCTGTAATTGTTTCACCTGTTACAAATAATCCTGTAGTACCTGTTCCTGTTTCAGTAACAATTCTACTTTCATCTTGATGTTGATTTGCTTCATGATTTTGTAAAATAAATTCTAGTGTGTTAGTTTCTAATCTTAAATAATCTAACTCGCCAGAATAAGTAATCCTACCTGCTTCCAAGTATTGATAGTAGTGTTTAAGAAAACTAGTAAAGACAGGATGGTCTGACTGTACAAAGTCAGGCACTTGTCCCTCAATGAGTGGGGAAACTTTTGTTACTAATTTGGAATCATTTTTTGCCATTCATCTAATACGCCGAAGTGGTTGAAGTAGAAGATGGTGTTGTAACAGTTGTAGTAGAAGTTGTTCCTGTCGCAGTTACAGTATAACCTAAACCTGTAGTTGCCTGTGCATCAACATTACCACCTGTTGTTGTGTTAACTAAATCTATTTCTAGTATTTGATTTCTTACTGGCACCACATCATTTGAATTTGGTAATACAGTTACACGAATTCTTGTTGAGGCCACACCATCAACATTTGATATCGCTGAAATAAATAATGAGTTAGTACTAATTGTGCCGTTAGTATAATCTACTGTACCAGCAGTAGAATTTAAATATGTTCTAACACCTGCTGTAGTTACAGAATAAATTCTTAAATTACCAGAACCATCATCATCAAAAAAGTATTCTGTTGTTGTATCATTATCTAAATAAAATCCTGTTGAAGCAACTACTCCACCAGCGTCTGCATTGTATCCTGTATGTGGGTTGTAAAATTTATTATTAAAGTTAATTGTGTATGATGCAGAAGAAGCAAATGGTGTAAAAAATTTACCCATAGTAACTGTAGTTGTATTGTTTAGTATAGATGAATCTGTATCATCAATTAATCCTGTAAGTTTAGAATGTCTAAACGAACTATTAAATTCTTGTAAGTCAGTTGAGTTAAAATTGGAAATGGTTGTTGCAATTAAACTTGATAACTCATCTTTAGTATATGTGGTTGCAGTTGAATCATAATTAAATGTTACATTTAAAATTATTGAAGTTGTCTCTGGGTCTACAATAACAGGTGTAATAGATACAACTTTAAATGGTGCAAACGCAGCTACTAAGTTACTCTTTTGTACACTTGTTAAGTTTGAACCTGTTGTAGATTTAATTGAGATAAACACTTTACCATATTCTGGATTAGATGATACACCTGTACTCGTATCATAACTTCCATCTTCTCCACCCCAAACAGAAACTGCTTGAGTGTTTGCAAATAATTTTCTAGTAAATGTTTTATAATCATCTACTGTTACACATCTACCTTGAGCAGCATAATCTAATGGTGCATTTAACTTAATAGAATCTATACTCTCTGATTCTGCACCACCTACTGCATTAGAAACAGAAGTAACTGTAATAGATGTTACACTATCAATACTTGTAGGTGAACTAAATGTGTTTGCCCCATTTGCTAAACTTTTATTTGTAACCACATATTGTAGTATAACAATGTTGCCATCTGATATGGATTTACTAACTGTACCATCACCAAAATATATTTCATATAAACCACTATCAGTTTCTTGTAAAAAATAAACTGTACTGTCAGAAGTTAGTTGTGTTATATCTGTTGCTCTGGTATAGGTAGTCGTTGCAGTATCAGAACTTGATGTTTGTACTTTAACTGTAAGTGTAGTTGTATCAGCATTCGCATCACCCAAAATAAATCTTTGGTCTACATCAGAAGTGTCTACTGTATATTTTGTAGTAAGATAAGTACCCTCATAAATGTTTACACTATCGAAAGGAACTGTACTACCTGTGTTACTTGCCGTCACATCTGCAATGGTAACGAATTGATAATCTGTTCCATCAACAACACTAGTGAACGCTGTTCCTGCTGGCATAGTTTTTGTACTTGCACTTGTTGACAAACCTACATTGATTACTGCGATTGGAGCTCTAGGTGATGATACTTCATAACCTAAATTTTTTGCATGTGATACTACACTTGAACGAAGTGATGCGCTATCTAAAAACATTTCGTTCGCCAACATATTGGCATTGAATCCTAAATAGTGAGTGTTGTAAGCAAGAGTATCTAAGAGAATGTTTATACCAGAACCTTCAAAGTCATAGTCTTTAAATTCTGTTTGTGCTTTTAAGAAAGTTTTTAGGTTTGATTTTATCGCATCAAAGTCTAATTCCGTTACTCTTAATCTTTTATCATTTACTGCCATTATCGTAATCTCTCTAGCATGACCGATAGGTCTACTAATTCTGTGGGTGCGTTAACTACATAAAATTCTATTGATACATTGTAAGCATTTTTATCATAATCTGGTATTGCTCTTACCGATACTAATCGACATCTCGGTTCAAAGTTTTCTATAACATCTTCTATCTTCTTTGACATAACCACCGAAGTCATTGGATTCATATGTTCAAATAATAACTCACGAACTCCACCAGATATTTCTGGGTGGAATGGTTTCTCAAATGTGTTCAAGTTAATTAGATTTCTCAATGACCTCTTAACTGCCTGTACATCAGTTACTTTATTGACATCAGAACCTACTGTTCTTTTACCAAAGAATAAATCTAAATCAGAGTATTGTTTGACATTACGACTGATATCATTTTG